GCCTAGATTCTCTGGGCCACCAGCGGCAGCATCTGTTGCGCCAAACTCATCGCCTGCGTCAAGGTCACTGCCCATGTCTGGAGCAGGAGCACCGCCCATGTCACCACCTGGTGCAGGTGGCATACCACCCATACCAGCATCAGCGCCTGGCATGCCCATTGGTGCGGCAACTTGTTCGCCTGCCAATGTACGTGCGGCTCCGTCGGCTGTTTCACGAGCTGTTTGTAGTTGTCCTACAAGTTCTTGTAGCAATGGTACAACTGTGCCCTTGAATGCATCAGCCTGTGGCTGACCAATTTGGTCACGAATTGTGTCTAGCAATGCAGGCAGTTGTTCGTTCTGCATTTTGCTGATATCTTCCAACATGTCTTGGAAGCTGTCAACAATATCCTTGGCAGCTAGAATAGCGCCGGACTTGGCAATTTCGCTTTCTGTCAGTGGGCGGTTTTCGTCAATCCAGCGATTGAGTCCTTCGCGCACCATAAGCAATTCCATGTACTTTGGATTCTTTTGTGCGGTGTGTACACCAAAGCTCTGCTTGAGCTTGCCAAGGCTTTCGCTAAGTGCATGACTTAGCTTGCGTGCCTTGTTTACGGTTAAATTGTTGTAATCAATGCTGAAGCCAAAACGGCTTTCGTTGATGCGATTGATTTTACGTGATGTTGGTCTAGTGGCGAGTTCTTGTAGTTTCATGGTTATTAAATTCCCAAACTTTAGAGTATTTAGCACTGATAATACTTTTCTGTAGATTAGTTTCCAACAATTCTAGCTTGGGAGCCGCATAGCTCAAACGGGCTATGTACAGATCCTGCTTGAACGTGTCTTTGTGCTCTATAGCTAACTTCAGATAAGTTACGTATTCTGTGACTTGTTTTGACATTCTATCCAGCTCTGCGTCCATGTTTAGGAACTCTCTGGATTTATGATACATGCGCTTGCTTTCGTACAAACAGTAAAAAACAGCGGCGTGTTTGCTTATAAAACTGTGTACAAACTGGCCGTCTATACCGCGCACCGACCAGCTTTGGTCTTTGTGTTTTTGCAGGGTATGGTTGCCTATTCTGTACAGATTTTTTGATAGATCAATGCATACCAGCCGATTGTTTGCTACCAGTCTGCTTAATTCTGATTTAGTCCACTTGTCTAATAATCTAGCAAGTAATTGGGCTATGGTTTCTGTTGCCGCTTGTGTGTTAGCTAGTTCTACCAAATTTTTAGTAGGCTTCTTACGGCGTTTTTTTGAAGTATGTGACGTGCCCATCTTGATTCTTTCTATACAGCACATCTTTGTTAACTAAATTGTTGGCAATAACAATTTGTCTTTCATTTAGCTCTTTACGAGACACGCTGTTTCCCTCATGGAATTTTGATAAGAGGTCACTCTCCTCGTTGGTTAAAGGCATGGACAAGCCTGGAATGACCTCAACGACTTTCATTTGTTGATAAAATGTACAAGGACTGTAATCAGTCCGGTTATTAATACACTGATAATAGCAGTACCGATAGCAATCAACTGTTTGCTTTGCTTGTCTCCAGCGCCTGCTAGTGCCTGTTTAATTTCAAGCACGTGAGATTCTAAACGTTCAACTTTACTCTCAACGTTTTGTAGTTTTGTTTCCAATTTCTCATACCTTTCCGCGCACAGCTCTACGTGGGCTTCAAGGTTGGTTTTTTCAATATTTGTCGACACCGACTTGCTCCGTATGTTATTATACGACGCCATTTTTGAGCCTTGATATGAGCCTTAATAAGTTGCCAATGGATGCCAGGACATCTATACTATTTAATCAAATTTCGCGTATCTTAAAATATATGTTTTTGATAGCGCCATGAGTATAAAAGATAGGCAACATAAAACGTGCAGTTTCTGTCAGATAGCTTATGATAGGAACTTCATTAAATGAATCTTCCAGGTATCCCAAGCGGCTTTTCCCATCGTGGAAAACATCTGGATGTTCAACTGAAAAACTAAATGCCCAGACCTTGTGTTCGCCTGTGAAGAATTCTCCAAACTCGTAGTTTTTCATTTCAGCATGTTCAATTGGTCCCGGCGGCATCTGAATGTTCATAGGCTGTGCTCGGATACCAATGCATTGTAATACTGTTTCCCAGTTACGCTGTTGATTTCTTTCAAGCTCACGCCCGTCAGTGTCACGTATAACACCTGTCTGTGTTATGTCCACCAATGTAAATGCTGTGATGACTTGATCTCTTGTGCTCATACACTTACTTATGGCCAACAAAAAAGGCACTGTAAAAGTGCCTTCTCTGCTTTCTTAACTGCAAACGAACAGTTGATTAAGAAATTACGTAGCTTGTGCCTAGTGTTACTGTTGTACCGCTAACGTCGATGTTGTTAGTACCAACTGCTGTACCTAGACGACGAATGTTGCCTTGTACGCTTTCGCCATTGCTGTTGAAGTTCTGGCCTGTACCAGATGTAGTACCTTCTGCATTGGTTGAGCTAGGTGCGGCGTGACCGTCGCAAATAACGTGGATTGCACCAGTGTTGTCGTTAACAACAGAGTAAGACAAAACTTGGCTTGGTAGAGCACGTAGAATAGCTTCAACAGCTAGACCTGTACCACCTTCGCTACCGTTGCTGCCTGGAGCACGTACATCTGCTGCCATTTCGCCACGTAGATCAACTGCGGCATTGCTACCATCTTTAACTAGAATTTTGTAAAAAGTTAATGATGCACCAATTTGGTTACCACGGAAGGTTGAGGACGCATTGTTATCGCCGTTGATTTTACCTTCTACACCAACACCACCACGGGTTCTTGTAAATACTGCCATTTTATTTCTCCTAAATTTAATGAGCGTCTATGCGCTACATGTAGATATTTATGATCTGACTAAAAAAGTTAGAGGTTTGGTAAGAATTCAATTAGATCTAAACGCACTGCATGACGGGACAATTCTCTGCGTATATTATGAACTGCTGTTTTGTGATCATTGACTTCATACAGTTTCCAGTCCAGCACAATTCTGCGTATTTGACTCAGTGTGCTGTCGCTGATGCCCAGCATGGTTTCTATGTTCATAAACGCTTGTCTATCACGTCCGTGAAACCAGTAGCCCTGCCATACGCTACGCAGGTAACTTTTAATCTGTAGCACAGGTGCGCTGATGTCATAGTTGGGCTCTACATATTTTTCAAAGTCACGCTGGTTGCTTAGTACAGCAATTATGTTGGCCAAGTCTGTTGCACTGCCGCGTATGTGATCAAAGTCGCCCCACTGTATTGTGAGTGCGGCATAGTGTTGTGCTGTGCGCTCATCTATTTGTCTGACCAGTTCTACTGCAAGCAAAGACACATACAACACACGTGCAAGATCTGCGGCTGTGCGCCCGCTGACACTCACTGGTGTGCGAAACATACGTGCTTCAAATATTTCTTCTTTTATAAAGTCAAACATTATCCATTTTTAGCAAAGTTTGCTTTACTAAATCCCAGTCGGTCAATTAACTTAAACTTGTCTGCACCACCACCTACAACATATCCTTCGTGTCCAGGATCGCTGCCTGTGAATGCCTGTACTCCACTGGATGCTTGCTGTGCATCAATTTGCTTTTTAATTTCAAGTTTGAAATTGTACAATGCTACCCATATAGCAAACATGCCTTCGAGTCCTGCTCTACCTTCTTTGTACAACCATCCTTGTCCGCCACCCAGCAACTTTTGATTAGCGCCTGGAGACAAGTTGGCATTTAGGTATGCGTAGAAGCCTTCCAGCATGTGATCAAAATTACCTGCTGTGATTTTGCTGGTAATGTATTTGCTGGCCAAGCCAATTATTCCTTTGGCTTTCATTGCGGTAAGTTGTCCTAGGAAGTCTGTTACCGCGGTATCGTATTTGTCTATTACTGCATTTACTGTTTTTTGTGAAGCAGGTGCAATGGTTACTTTGGGAACAGGCATTTCACCTGTTACAAACCAAATTGGATTACCATCAGTTGGCAATCCGCCTGTGCCTTTCAGTGGCTGGTCTGGTTCGCCAATGCCAGGAATGAAACTGTGTACCGCTATTCCACCAATGCTACTTGCAATTTTTTCTGCCACTGGATTAGGCTGGTTGCCTAGTTTAAGAGGAACTCGGTATGTCACTGTGTTAGGTTTGAATGTGTACACACCATTTGCTGGTTGCAAACGGCCTGCATACAACAAGTCGCCAAAATAAAATCCTCTAAAGTTTGAAGGAATGATTGCTTCCAGTGCTGGCCACAGTATGTTAATTTTGCCATACAGGTCTGAACGGTCAGCACCACGATTGACATCATACTGTTGAAATTCTTCTGGACTGGTCACACGACCTGATCCATCTTTCTTTTCAAACATGTGCTTGTCAGTTACCAATAGCTGGCCGTCTACGTTGCGACCAAACACCAGTGCAGGAAACCCGTCCCACTTGATTGTGGTTAATTCCTTGCCGGATGTCATGCCAGATAACTCAGCAACAGAACGCTTGGCGCCGGCAATGCCATCAGTCCACACACGGTCTTCTGGATGCACAATGCCCTCAACTATAAAGCGAGGCTCTGGCTTGCGTTCAAATACTTCAAATATCTTCATTGGAAATAACCTTGGACCATTTTTAGTCCTTGTAAAATTTTCTTGCGATCGTTGTCTGCACGTGCAATAGCGTCAGGTGTCTGTGCCTTGTCACGCTTTTTGCCCTCAACATCAATCATGGCTTTTTCTTTGTAGCGATTCCAGAATGCAGACATAAAATCGCCAGCTGAACTATACTTAGCCAGTGCGCCTTTACCAAACATACCATTTGCTTCTGCGCTGGCTGCAAATCCTTTAACACCTTGCACCAATTTCTCAATACGTACATCATTGATGTCATTGCCCGGAAACTGTTTTAACAACGGACTTATCTGTGGATCGTGTATGCCCAGTTGTTCTGCAAGATATCTAAATGTATCTAATATAAAAGTACCTGGGCTTGTGGTAACTGTGATAACCTGTGTGCCTTTTTGTTTGCTAAAAGGCACATGCTGACCATCTTGTATTTTTAATTGTACGCCTGCATGTTGAATACTTAGATCCATCAGCTCACCAAACACGCTGTACATATTACCTGTTAGTAAACCTTTAACACCATGCTCTGGTGTTACACGAGTGGCACCCCAGTCACGCAAACGTTCTTCGTGCCACATGAAGTCTACCTGTACATAGGCATTAGGACCAATTTGAAATATAGGATGTCCTGGTTTGCTTTCAGTGTTGTGTACATAACTAGGAGTTTGTGTACGAACAAATTCATCTGCTAGTTTGTTCCAGTGAGTTGTAAACTGACCGTAGGTTAGTCCTTCAACCGGAGGAGCAATCATTTGTAGATCAATGTCACCATAGATCTTGTCTGGGTCTGCTTCTTGATCACGCTCGTGATATGCGCTGGATCCAGTGGGGCGACCCATTTCAACTGGTCCTTGATTGTGTGCGGCTAAAAAACGATTGAAGTCTTTGACAAAGTTTTGTACAACACCAAGTGCAGTTTTTACAACCGCGGGTTTAATAACTGTGCCTTGTGTGACAGTTGTGTCCCATCCACCCTCAGTAAGAAATTCCCAACTTTTCATTCATTGCACCAAGATACTTTGCATCATACGGAACCAAGGTGCTGATCCTTCTGCCAAAGGTTCGTGCAATGAAATAAAACCTTTCTTTTCATCTTCACGTGCCTGTGCCAGTTTTTCGTTACGCATTGGATCGTTTTCTAATGCTCGCATGATACTTTTCACGCTGTTAAGATCATCGCCAGTGGCTTTAGGATTCAACAATGCTTTGGCAACAGCATCTCTGTCACGTGCAACAACTGTGTTGTCATCACGGCGCATGAGTTTAGCACCAAATGCATCAAACTTGTAGCCCAGTGCTTTACCAATGCTGTTCATCAATACAAAGATTGCTTGTCCTTTGAAATCAGCATCGCTGTAACTGCCACGTGGGCCATGTTGGTGATATGGCGCAACCAATGCGGCATCATGTATGACCATGACGTCAACCTGTGCTACTGCTTTGCCATACGGAATACCAATGCTGACATTGTTACCGTTTACTTTGGCTTCAATTCCTTTGCCACGGAAGTAGGCTTCCAAGGCTTTCTTAGCGGCCAACACAGGATTCTTTTCGCTTTGTGTTTGAAACAACGCCACAACATCTTCAGCTTCTACCATGACATCAATGTCACCAGATTCAACTTTGTATCCAGCACTGCCAATGTCTGTTTGAATACGCTTTAATAGTTCAGCAGGCAATAAACGTTTGGCTGTTGATACAATCTTTGCTACATCCGCGCGAGCAACAGGCACGGATGTAGGAATAGCATTTCCGCCTTCACTTAACTGCATTGCTTACTCCATTTTCAATAAGAAGTTTTCAAATTCTCTTGATAACTTTTTATCAATAGATTCCTTGATGTATTTGCCACCGTAGACTCTACGTGACTCGCCAAGAGTACCTGTTGCAGGTTCTGCTGTTGGAGTTGATGTTGGAGTCGGTGTGCCGACTACACCAGTTGGTCCAAGTTTTCTCTTAGGTACTTTCAACGGAGCTTTTTTATTTCTTGGAGCAGTGGTTCTCTTTACAATCTCTTGTGGCTTCTCAAGTTGTTCGCCAGCTGTTTGTCCACGCAATGCCATTAGTTTTTCTCTATAGGCAGTTGGAGCACTACGTTGTAGTACACTCATTGCAGTGTCAATAATTGTAATTAAGTCATCTGCATACTGTGTGCCAACCATACGTGCGATCTGTGGCAATATAGTATTTGTTGCTTGTGCTGTGACACCATCGCCGGAACTACTAGAAGTTGTGGTTCCTGTTTCTGCTCCGCCTGTGTCTGTGCTTGCACTAGCACCACCTGATGATGCATTAGGAGAGCTCAAGCTACCAACTGTACTGCTAGTACTAGCACCATCGCCTCTGTCCACTGGAATATTATCTATTGGTCTTAGACCTTGTTTCTTACGCATCATATCCAAGCGAACCTTTTGCGCCATGGTCAATGGAGGTCCACCACGTAGTGCGGCATTTGCGGCTGCTGTGATTTCATCATCAGTTTGTGCGGCACCAGCTGGTGGTGTAAGATTCTGAGGCTCTGGCAATCCCATTTGTGAATACAAACTTTGTATCATGTCTACAGGAACGCCGCCACGCAATAGAACTTGTGCTACCTGGTCAGAGTCTGCCTTGGAGCCCATGTCTTTCCAAATGTTCTGCAAACGTTCAGCAGTGACTTTGGTAGTTGCATATTTCCATGCATCAGATATCTTGCCACCTGCATAGTTCAAACCTTTTTCAACACGGTCTAGGAAGCTGCCTCCAACCGGACCTTTATGTGTGGTATCAAGATTTGGTGCTGGTGCAGTATCTGCCCCAGGTGTAACATCATCCCCTGGTACAGCATCCATTGTTGGATCTTCACCTGGTTTAGGTTTTGGTCTGTTATCAATGTTTAACTTATAACGATCCATGCCTCGGTTCATTGCCGCTACATCACCAGGTTGACGAGTTGACATTGGGTCAGCAGGCTGATCCATACGATAGTCATTGGTTGTTGGGTTGGTCATTGCCGTGGTAGCGGCTCCTACTGGGTTTGATTGTGCAAACTGCTGTGCAGTCTGACCTCTCTTACCAGCTTGTCTGCCCAACGCTGTACTTGTTTCGCGACCAAATCTGTTACGGCGTGCTTCTTGTGCTATAACATGTTCGTGTAGTTTTTCTACGTTAAAGAAGATTGTCTGTACACCAACTGGTGTTAGAGAAATACTGTTAACGCTACGACCTAGAGATTTATTTAGAGTACTCTTTTGTTCTGTTAGCTGACGGTCAACAAACTGCGACAATGGCAAACTAACAATGCTGAAACCTTCTAATAGTCCTTTGCCAGGAATAATATATGCTTCATTGGCCAGGCCGCCTTTGTATCCTGTCCATACATTTGAACCAGCTGGCTTTGGTGCAGTTGGAACTTGTAATTTTGTACCAATTGGTAGGTTTGTACCTGCCTTGTTTAACTTTGCGGCCATTTCAGGATTGGCATCAATCCATTGTTGTGCAGTCTGTCCTTTGGCGGCAGCTAGTTTTCCAATTTGGTCACCTTTTGCAACAACAACTTCGCCACCTGCAGGGGTATCACCACCTCCCGGAACATCCGCTGGCTTGGGTGGTACTACTGCTGGCTTAGGTGGTACTACAGGTGCGTCACCTCCGCCTCCGGGCACATCAGCTGGCTTGGGTGGTACTACTGCTGGCTTAGGTGGCACAACAGCTGGAGGTGCTTCGCCGCCCCCTGGGGTAATAGTGTCTGCATTTGCATTAGGAATCAAGTCTTGTGTAGACTGTGCAAATTTGTGTGCGCCTGCTCTGACTGCATCAGCGGCGGCACCTGCTTTGGCTTTAGCGGCAGCACCAAGGTTACCAATACCTTGTGCAATGTCTCCGCCAACGTCTGCGGCATAGTGACCAGCTGCCTTGGCAGCATCAATACCTTTGCTAACAGCCAATGCTTTTGAACCAGTGGCAACACCACGACCAAACGCTGTACTTAATTGTTCACCTTGCAAAACACCGTCTGCTGTTTTAGCAAGACTCAATAGTGCAGGTGCTGTTAAACCTTGTGACAAACCACCAGTTAGTACTGCAATGGTGTTGTAAAAGAATTTGCTGGTTGTAGGATACTTTTGATGTAGCTGTGCCCAGTAGTCTAGTTTTCTTAATAGAGCGGCGCCACCTTCTGTGTTGCCTAGGCGTTGTGTAATTCCTTGTTTGAGTTCTTTGAATCCTTTGTCAAGAAACTTAACACCAGTTGTATCTTGTAACCAGTGTGCGCCTGATTGAATCTTTTGTCCCAGCTTGCCTAGCAGTTCCCCTGCTTTGCCCGCCATGGTGCGATTCTTGTTGGTGCTGTTCATTGTTTCTTCAGCGGCTGTAAACAGCTGATTAACTTGTTCAGGACTTAGTGCTTGTCCTTCACACAACATGTTGAATTCGCGAACCAGTTGAACTGTCTCGTGATATATCGGATTTGCCGCTATATCAAATTCTTCGTTATTTGTTAGATGTGTTATTTTCACTGCGAATTCTCCTGATCCCTCTTGTAAATTTATTTGGGTCTTGAGCTCGTATACTGTTTAACAAACGACGCTCAAGTTCAGCCGCAGATTCGCTATCATAATTTTCTCTAATCATGTTGATTAGATGTATAGCACCTTGTATTACGTGATCAGCACGACTTTCTAGTACATTTTCCTTGTCTTTTTCCAGAAAATGACTATCCAGTTCCTCTAGGATGCTACGAGTTTTTTTAAGCAAGATCGGGCTCCAATTCTTTATTATTTATCGAAACCCGCAGGATGGACGCTATCAATTTAACCCCTATTGTGTTTGCCCTTTAAGGCTGGCCAACATCTGTTTCAGCTTGTTGTTGCCGCCAAAGTCTGCTTTAACTGGGGCACTGTCTACTACTTCGCCCGTGCTTTCGTCCACAGTAGCACGTGCTTTGATCTGACTCATAATTGATGATGGGGCAGACTGTCTGTTGCCTGCATCTTCTTCGCCCTCATCAGTGATACGCATGGTTTCAATGTTGTAGGTTAAATCAATCTTATTGCCCACACCTGTTGAACTACGACTCTTCATACACTGAATTTGATAGCGTCCGCGCTCACGCATGGCACGTGACGTAAAGATACCAAACACATTATCTGCTGTGTTAATCTTTGAAATACCGCCCGAGATATGACTGTGATCAAATTCAATTTCGTCCACCGCACCACGATTCAACTGACTTGCTGTGACCAACAGTATGCCCAGTTCCTTGGCCAGATTACGCAGTTCCTCACTCACATACTTGTCTTTAACAAACAAGTCATTGGGACTGACCTTGGCACTAACTGGCATGAGCAGGTCCAGGTAGTCTACCATCATAAAGTCTACTCTGCGTCCTGTTTGAATCTGATATTCTTTCAAGAACGCACGGATGTCATTGATATTGCTCTGTGCTGGAAGGGACTTAACTTGATAGCTGCCTGCTTTTTTACCCACCATCTTGACCTTCAATGCCGCGGTTTCTTTGTCCTTGCGGATGTCTTTTGTGCTCATATTAGTAAGCATGGCCGCGGTACGCAAGCCTGTTAGCTCTTGACTAAGTTCCAGTGTAATATACACTCCTTGCAAGCCCTGTTGTACCCAGTTCAGCGCAATGTTCATCATAACCAATGACTTACCTGAACCTGAGCCACCTGCAAAGATGTTTAGTTCGCCACGACTGAATCCACCATAGAGCAGTTTGTCCAGCTGTGGCCAGCCTGTGCTTACTTGTCCGCCTGAATCAAAGTAGCGTGTGATCATGCCTTCTGGATCTGCCCAGAAGTCCATGCCTAGATCTTTTGTCAAGCTGATCTGCACAGCATCCTTGATCAGCTTTTCAACTGGGTCAAAGTCGCCCTTTTCAATCATGTCAGCGGCTTTGAGAATAGCTCGCTCTAGTTCTTTTTGCTTGGTAAATGTTTCAAACTCTGCCATGAACCAGTCTTGGTGACCTTCGTTCATGTCTGGAATAGATTTAAGTTCTACACCAGTGGTGGCACGTATTTGATCAATGGTGGGCAACGTGTGATGTTTGTTGCCATGTTCTTTGATAAACTTTGCCGCGGCTCTTAGACTGCGATCAAAGTTTTCCTCATTGTAGATGTTCTGCACACGCACATAGTTCTGTGCGTCATGCAACATCATTTCCAGAAACAACTTCTGTAGGTCAGCATTAAATTCTTTAGTCATAGCTTATTATATATTGCTTTGCCCTTGAGTTCAATCTTAAAGGCGTTCGTCTCACGAGCATCCAGTATGCTTTTCAGCACAAACAATTTGCCCAGGTGTTCCACAGCACTGGCAACGTCTTTGTATTCTTCTGCCCAGATAGGAAAGCTCACAGACCAATGATATCTAACAGCGGCATCTACTAGACTCTTGCCTGCCCATACCTTTTTGTTATTCTTTGGATTCACATGTGCATCAAAGTCAGGAACAACAATAACTTCACGACCCAGGCTTTCAATGATGTCTGCTTGCACATCACTACATTCATTGCCCAGTATGGCCACTCCATCTATGCTCATTGCATCAAACGGCCCTTCCATTACCAAGACAAACTTGCTAGTTGCCAATTGGTTGTTCATATTGAACACAAAATTAGGATCGTGGTTATTGTGATACTTGGGCTTGACATCATCTTCTATCGCCCTAGCAGTGTAACCAATGATTTTATCTTTCCAGTAGAATGGAATAATGACTCGCTTGTGCAAGTTGTACGCTTCTTCATCTGTTATATAAAAGTCATACTTCTTTATGTCGATTTTACGCTGGTGCAGATACTCAACTGCTTCAGTTAACTGTTGAGGTACAGCCTTTTGTAAGTCCTTCCACTCAACTGTGCCATCTTCATTGTAGGGCAGGCCTAACCGGATCATAGTTGCCCACTCTAGAATAGTAGCACTATTTTCTGGCAGTGGGCGTGGCTTGTATGTAACTTCAACTTCTGGTACAGGCACACGTTCTGTTACAGGTACCAGGTCCTTGATACGCAAGGCTTCCATGACCAGTCGCTGTACGGTGTTGTTGTCTGCGCCTAGCCAGCTTAACAGTTTACGAAACTTAAAGCCCATGGGCCTTCCAGGATAGAAACCTGTCTTGAAGCCGCAGTTGAAACAATGATAACTCACACTACCATCAGCATTAGGACGCATACCGCCACGTCCACGTGTGTCTGGTGTTTCGCTATTATGGACACAGCAAACCGCATTGAAGCTGATCCAGTCTCCGGATTTCTTTTTTCGAGCTGGCAGTAGGTTAAGAACTTCTTGCTGTATCAAATCTTGCATCGTAACAGTCTAACATAATACAAAAGAAAAATCAAGCGGCTTGGCAAATCGGTAAATATTTGGTAATTTATAGCGGGCCATCTAGTGGACGACATACTAAAAGAATTTATTAAAAAATATCCATTTCTCAGCTACGTAGTCTACGGAGGCAATGAGTACATCGGCATCATACAAAATGTTGATGATATCCTCACCTGCGTATACGATTACGGTAGCCTACGTTCTGAACAAGAGAAAATCCAATTCCTTACACTGGGAGAGACCTGGTGGTGGGAAAGCAATAGGACCATTCCTATTAATGTTTTCCTACGCAACGACTGGGGTCCATACCGCTACAGTCTCAAAACCATGAACAGCAGGGACGTGGAAATCAAAGCAGGACCTTACGTGAGCCTAAAAGAAATTGCGGCTAAAAAAACCAAACGTCGTTCAATTGTTTTGGTTCGCAAAACTGATTAGATTCATGTTAACTACAACAAGGTGAGCATAAGCAACAGCATGGCTCTTCTTGAAATAGTAGGTGTCATCTTCAGGTCGTTCCCACACAGTTGCGGATACATCTTTCCAACTTTGTCCAATCAAATGTCTCTTGGCAGGACGAATCACACTCAAAAACATAGCCAGCCGTGGAATACTATCCACAGCTTCGGGCATTTTCTTTAGCACATTCCAGTGATTGTTTACATGAATCAACTGCTCAAAGAACTGTTGATCTGTGTTCAAACGATTCCAGTCTGGAGTCTGTTGCATCAACTGTTCCAAATGTTCAGGACTGGACACACGCTGATACAGGTTAACATTCAAAAAGTCCAGCTTCAAGTATCCGCGGTCTTCTGCTATCTTGTAATCCAAACTGGCCAAGCCTGTAAATGGATCCTGCGGAATGCTGGTAACATACACACCAGTATTATGCGCTGTTAATTGTTTGTCTTTGAGTATGCTTGCAGGTGTGTACTTGATCAGCTTGAGTATCTGATCACGATCAGCAAAGTCAATGTCAATGTCACTTTGAAATTTTTGCATTTTCTAAATACTCAATCGCCAATTGTAATCGCTCTATACTATCGTTCATTCCGCCCAATGCTCTGTTACATTGATGACACAGCCATCCTCGAAATTTGTTTGTTACATGGTCATGATCCATGCACCAGGTACCAGACTTTTTCCCGCCTCGGCCTCGAACCTGTTCTTCGTCACGATGACATATAGGACACGTGTAATTGTCCGGCACAGGCGGTGCTGTTTCTTTAATCAGTTTTCTAATTCTTCCTAAATCTTTTTCGCAACTACGGCATTCTGATCTAAGATAATTGCCTCCGCTGGCTTTGCAAAAATCTGCAAACAGTTTTGTTTGCCCACACTTTGCACATACTTTAGTGGTCATAACCCTGCTTCTCCCAGTATGTGTTTGCACCATTCGGCGTCTGCCAAGTAGTCTTGTAGCTTATGATGCCAATGATCAGGATCAATCCAATGCAGAACAATGGCCAAAAGAGCCTCATCAAGAGACTCGAGAAAAGCAATACCACTGTCGCAATTATACACAATCCAAGGGCTAATGCGACCGGTAGCAATGTGGTGGCAAATACGGTTAGCATTACCGTAGCGGAAATAATCCCTAAAACCATTTTTAAGATCTGGGTGAGTGTCTGCATAATCCTGCATTTCCTTTAAGCCGCGTTCCAATGCATCCTGCACATTTTCTTTGCGTAGATATTCGTGTAACCATTCTTCATAGAAACTGTCCTTGCACCAGTAGTCCAGTTTCTTGTTGTGTGCTAGGAGCCAGCTAGTAAAACTAACAGGATTGATAGCCCGGAGAGCAACCATATATCGCCCAAACTTGACAAAAGCATTGTAGTAAGGACTGGTAACAAAATCTTCATAACTTTTTAATCGAGCACTGCCTTGAGTGGTTTCATAAAATTGCAAATAGGCACGTAGACCCAGTTGCACCCCTGTTTCTTTTTCTTGTTGCCAACGACGTTTTTGTTCACACAGATGCGCCGCAAGAGTTGATTCCTTGCGGAAATCTTTTTCGCAATACTTGCATTTATAAGTCAGACTTGATTCGCTTGTCATCCCATCCGTGCTCTCTAGCCAACTGCTTAAGATCGTCTTTAGTGTTGAGCTTTCTGAGTAATTCAATTTCATCGTCCTTGAGCAGTGGATATATTTCTCTTAAAAACTTAGTTGCCTTGTTGTCTGTGCCTTCGCGCTTTTTAGGAGCGATCCACTGATGCTTGAATGTACCAATGCCAGGACTTACTGCTGTTGCACACAGCCATTGCAGTTTAGGATGCTTGCTGATAGTAAAGTAATTTTTGTTAAGGTTTTCGTTACAACTCATAACGTAATAACTTTGTACTTTGGCATCTGCCTGCACAGCACTTGACCAACGCAACATCAGATACAGGCTAAACTTTTTGCGTTCTTCGTCAGTGAGCTCATCGTAAAACTCGCGGTTCTTACGATCCAGCTGTGCCATTTCATTGTTGATGTTTAGCTTATCCATGTTGTTTCTTCAGAGTGTAGAGTATTTTAGCACGTTCCAAGCATTCTTGCAATGCTACATCATTTCGAAAACGTGCATCAAACATCATGTCAATGAAGTCGCTTAGATCATGCAAAGCATCCGCCTCTACCATTTCCTGTAGATCTGGATGCTTGATATACACCACGTCACCACGGTCATAGTGCATGATGTTTATGGTAGTGATTTTTTTAATGGTTCCGCTTGCCATCGAATACACAGTTGAAAGTTAAATTCATTTCACCATCATTGATCACGCGATGGAAGGCGCCGTCTGGAATTAGAACAACGTCACCGCCCACAACTGGAAATGGCTCAGTGTCTTCTTCGCCCACAATCATTTTGCCTGAGCCTTGTACAAAGAAGTATACTTCCTCTTGTCCTGGATGTCTATGTCCTCTGGTGCTTTGTCCACGATACAATCGTGTTTGGCTGAGTACAAGATTGTTTAGGGTTTTGTTATCTCTAAGCAGGTAGGTTTCATTGTCCTTGACAATTTCCCCACCAATTTCATGCGTTGTATATTTGATCATAAGTTACACCTTCTGGTAGTATGTATTTTCCAATATTTCTATCTGTAAACATCTCAACTACTCTGCCGTGCAGTGGCAAGTCTTGAGTATTGTACATGTTTTTACATTCTATTGCAACATGCGGCCATTTCATATTGTTGGCAAAATAGATCTTTGGCTGTGACAACAGTTCCGCCGCATGATGCACCACACGATGATGCACATGTCCATATTCGCCCAGCATGTTGTGTGTTAGAATGTATTCGCAATCAGCATGAAATGAGTCTGCTACCAATTGCGGATTCAACAATGTTTTGTTTGCTTCATATTCGCCTGGTGTGTCAGGCCACCCTAAAAAGGATGTGCGTACATTTCTTGCTTGCCAAAACGCACTTATCTCACGTCCACGTGGAGACTCTGGTGTGTAGGTCATGTAGACTATGTGCCAGGTATGTTGCGGCATGGCCTCTATCAACGGATATGCATATATAACGCAATCGTCAGGATGTGCTACAAATACAGCAATGTCCATTACCAACACTTTCCGTAGTCAACTACTTCACACTGTCTGCTGATCTCTTTGACAAAGTATGCACACACAGGATTGTCTCCGGTGGTCAGTGGAATGGCCAACAGTTGGCCTGGACGCAGTTTAGGGAAGTACCATTTGGTGTCATGATAGATGTCCACAATCTCAATTGGGAAAAACTCTGGCTTGAAACTTTTCAACGGATTGAATGTAAACACTGAAAAGCCGCGATCGTTGATACTGGTCAACGGCACAACTTCTAGGTCACCAAAGTCATGTTCACCGATCAGTATCTGCCAGTCTGCAGGCATCTTGATTGTGTGCTGTCCAATACGCAGTACCAGTGCAGGACTGTTGAAACTTTCTAAAAAGATCAGTGGTATAAAAAAGTAGTCGGGGTCTTTAGGATTGCTGTTGTCAAACACACAAAATCTCAAGTCCTCAACTTCGTCTGGGATCTCATCCATCTCAAACGCTGTATTGTCTAATGTTAATATTCTCATATTTCTAACTTCCCTCGTAAACTTTTATCGCAGGCAACACGATTCAAGAACACAAAACTTTCGTCAATGTACACAGGCATGTAGTGTTCATATGTGTTACCTTTGCTTGCATACCAAGCACTGAGCAATGCGTATTCTGTAAACAGTGGCTCGTCATTCATCTGCAATAACAACAACCACGGAAACATAATACCAAACTTTGCTCTTAAGAATTCTAATAGGTCACGCACTGTCTGCGTGTTGGCAGGAAACACACTGGCCACACGTGTACGCAAGGCAAAGTTGACATCACGTATGTCAATGCCAAATAGATTGTATGCGTTTTTGTATTGTGTAGCAAGTAGGCCGCCAGGTGCCCACCAGGTGTCTTTGAAACGACGACTAGGACTCAGCAAACAACTGCCCACAGTTCTGTCAAAGAAACTGTCAACGTTCACATGGTCTTTGTAGTAGTCTTTGCTGTCGTGTATGATGTACCAGCTGGTGTTTATATAATCTGCCGCGAGCAGTTTCAGCTGTTGTTGTGTGTACCAGCTGTAGGACTCCTGCTCGGGCCACATGTGATTGCTCCACTTTAACAGTATGGGCAAGTCATCAAACGTGTCTAGCAGGCTAACACATTCTTCATAGTACTGATATTTGTCGTTGAATATTACCAGTATTGAGGCCAGCTGATCTTTTTGCCAGTATTCTCTTACACTGATAAGGAATCTCTCTAGCAGACGTAGATCCTGTCTATAGGTTACCACAACTAGAGAAAGTTTGTCGATCATTGCCAGTCTGCCTTTTCAATTGTAAAAGGATAGTTGGCTTCTTTGTAGAACTGTTTGCGTTTGGTTAGATGTCGTTTGGCAAATTTACAAGTACTGGTTATGTCCCAGATTTGGACGAAGTCTTTGTCCTCCGCCTTGCGAATGCCACGTCCGATTGATTGGATAACTCGTACAAAGGATTTGCCCGGTTCAACCAATACAAGATTGAATATACGAGGAATGTTGATGCCAACAGCGGCAATACCATAAGTAGCAACAATAACCTTGCCATCACTCGTGGCAACGTCATCGTACTCGTCCTGCCTATCGGTAGCCTTGGTGGCCCCTGAAATGAAGACCGCATCTTTTATCCTCGACTCTAGTTCTTTACCAGCAGCCACTCGGTCAACCAAGATCAGTGTATTGCCAGATTCCCTAATGTTCTCTACTAACTTACTTATGTAGTCTAGTCTCCCATCTGTTTCTAGCAGGTATTTTAATTCGCTTTGATAGTTGTTGTATTCAACATGGTCAACAAGTTGCACAACGTTAACATGGCACTTGGACAAGTGACCAGCTTCTTGTAGTGTTGCGGCCTTCAAACTGCCTACAACGTCGCCGATGGCACACTTGAGCGCCATGAACTCATATTGCTCTTTAGGAATAGTTCCTGTGAGTCCCCAACGAATAGGGATATGCCCCATTACACCTGTGAGTAGAGTCTTGAGTGCGTCTGCTTTGGCCATGTGTACTTCGTCTACAATCACGCACACAACATCTTCTAAGAACTCTTGTATGGTGATATCTGCTTCGTAGTTCTTTGTGTTCTTGAGTAACACATTTAGACTCTGCCAGGTACAGATTGTGTGCTTGCGACCAAACTCTTTCTCGTCACCAAAGAACACACCTACATCCAGACCCATGTTAACATAGTCCTTGTGTGTTTGTGTTACCAGACTCTTGTTGGGTACAATAACAATAGAGCGTCCATACTCACTCACAGCATCACTCAGCGCGGCGGTAATAACTGTTTTGCCTGCACCTGTGGCTACCTCTTGCACACTTTGTGGATTCTCAAAGAACCTATTGATGATCTCAGGTTGATAGTCCCTGAGCTTCATGGGCTGTCCTTCCATTGGATGCCCTTTAGGCCACATGATGTGGTTGTAGCTGTCTTCAGTTATTGGTTTGAATGTAAACGATGTACGATAATCTCGTGCGTCATCTATTTCAATGTCGTATCCGTTGTTATCCAGATACGTAAGAATCTCTGGTAAGAGATTGATGTAAGTACTGCCACCTAATTGAAAGAAGCTGACTTTGCCATCCCAACGTCCCAGCCGCACCGCAGGTAGATATCGTGCGCCAGGTATATCAAATTTATAACGGTCTACCAAGGCCTTACGGTCTGTTAGATCCAGTCCTTCAATTTTTACGTTGACTTCATCTTTTATTTTTAATATTGCCGGTCTCATACTTACGCATTATACACATTCCTCTGTCTACTTGCAAGAGGTTTAACTTAGTTTGTAGTTATAATAGATAATCTTTTGGCTATTTTGATTCATGATGACCTTCTCAACTCCGGCCAACATGCCCACATGACTTATCAGCAGGGGTATGGTGTCAACGTCTTTGATAGGCTTGTGAGTAAAAATAACTGGGGCATCAAGTTCTTTGATTGATGTCTTGTTGCCTAGCTCTGCAATGTTCTCTGCACCAATACTAGCGGCATATATTTCGTTAACTGCACGTGCGCTAGGGTCATAAACAACCATGGGCAATCTATTTACCAGTCTAGCATAGGCAAACAAGCGAGGAATTTGTCCATAATCAGCAGTTAGTTCATATGTTCTATCACGCATGAACGTGGATACGTCTGTGCCTGCAAGCGCATCTACTTCTTCCCACACTTGACTGCTCACAGTATAACCAAGGATAGAACTTTGATCCGCCAACTGCAACAGGTATTCATCTGTCAATGCCAATCCTTGTTGCTCGAGGTATTCAATCAAACTTGATTCAGCATTGTCAATTACCAACTGTCCGTCACGCCGTGTTAGTTCAATTTGATAGTTGTTTTTCTCAACGTCAATGATTGTGTCCATGAGGTCGTGAAGCTCTGTGCTCACTTCAAAGTTATTACCCTTGGCCCAGGTAACCACAAAGTTTACATTGAATTCGCTGAGTGCAATATGCCAACACTTTTCATCTTTGTTGAACTGTGCGGCACCTTGTCTTTCTTGTAGAAGTTCTCTAAGTGTTTGAATCAGTTTTGTATCGTATGGAAACTTCAGCACCATGCGATCATTCTCAATCCAAACTTTCCTACTGCGATCTATTTGCCTAATGGGCTTACGATAAGTAGGCACTGCCATGGGCTCAACATTTATACCTTTGGCAGACAGTTGCCTTTGATATTTGAATATCAACTTCAACGCCAGTTCGGCTTGCCTGTCAGTCAACGGCTGAGCGTTGAGTGTGGCATCTGTTACATTATCCAAGAAGTCAGTGTCGTATCTGGCTAGGTTAACTATTGGTGCAAAGCCAAAACCAAACATGCTGTTGGGACTTACTTTGTTTTCCAAAGTTCGTTTGCCAGCAATCACTTCAAGATATTCTTCGACGTTAGAGAATGTTTTCATAATAACAGTATAGCATTACAAGAATTAAAAGTCAAAAAAAGCCCCACCGAAGTGGGGCTTAAAAAGAAGTTGTGGAAAGGAGCTAACAAACCACAACCTTTAGACAAGTTCTACCTGTCTAAATCTTACGCAACCTTCATACAGGTTGTACGTGCCATCTTTTCCCATGAGTTAGGGAAGCTCTTGTAGAGCTGTGCAATCTTAATTGCCATACGCAAGCTCATCTCGCGCAGGTTGTTCTTGTTGGTGTCCATGAACTCAATGATCATGTCGCTACCAACATCGCTGATGTCCATGTCGTCAAACAATGCACCAGTTTTGGCAATCTGCTTGATACGCAGGATCTTGTCACGCATGGTGTCCAGGGTCAAGTCAAGATAGTGACAACGTGACTGCAATGCATCCAAGTGGTCCTTGAGCTTTTGCGATTTCATTTTGTCAAACTTCAAGTTGGTGATAAAGATAACACTACCGTTGAAG